GAATTATGGAAAAGCAAGAAATAAACCAGAGTATGACAACTATAGACCCTAACAAGGCTGTTAGTTTCATCATTGAAAATGCACCAAAGTATGCCGAGGCTAAGTCAAATAGGGTTTATCTTGAGAACTTCTTGAAGGTAAAGAAGGCTGATTTAATTATGAAGTGTAATGAAAGCTCTATCACTAGGGCAGAGCATTATGCTTTAGCTCACCCTGATTACTTAGTTATTGTTGAAGGTATAAAGGTAGCAATGCTAGAGGAAGAAAAGCTCAAATACTTCCTAGAGGCTGCCAAACTAAGGGCTGAGATATGGCGCACTACAGAGGCATCTAATCGCTCACAGGACAGAGCTACAAGATGAATGGCAACAGCTCATACTCTGAAAGAAACTCTGGTAGAAATATCGGTGAGGAGTTGTTTGAGCAATACTGTGTAAGTAAACAGGTATTTTTTAGAAGGCTTGGCTTTGATCAAAAGAATGACCCTATTCCCAATTTTTATAATATTAATCCTTTTATTAGGAATCTCCCTGATTACCTTGTTGTTGGTAACAAAGGCTCAAAACTGGTTAATGTTAAAGGTACAGCAAATATTAAGGCATCTGAAGTAAAAATGATCCCACAATTTTTGGAGTGGTTTCACAGCAAAGAGTGTCCGCTTTGGTATGCTTTCTGTTTTCAAGGCGAAAGCAAGCCCTTCTTTATAACTCCTGATAGAGTGATCTCATTGTATCAAGAAGCTGAAGATAAACAATGGAATGATGGGGTTATCTACAGGACTTTAAGAATTGACTAAAGAACAAAGGAAACACTATGACAAAGTGGCAAGGCTTGGATGCAGTCTATGTCGATTTCTCGAGTTTGGAGAAACACCTTGCGAAATTCACCATATTAGACGAGCAGGGAAAAGAGACACAGCGCCTGTCATTGGATTATGTCCAGAACACCATCGAGGCAATACAGGAGTTCATGGCATGGGAAGAAAGGCTTTTGAAAGAAAGTATGGAATTACAGAAGAAGAATTGTTAGAACAAACAGAGGAATTATTATGCAAGCAATAGTTATAGCCACCAAAACAGCTAAATGCCTTCCTGTGCTGATTTCATCTATAGACCAATATGTACCTAGCCATGTCAAAGTCTATGTCTCTGGAAGCCAATTAAGAGGTTCTAAGCATCAATATATAAATTTACCTAATGATGGAAATACTTTTGGTGAGTCTTATAACTTTGTAGTCAATGAAGCATTTAAGTACCATGACCATATCATTGTGGCTAATGATGATATTGTTTTAACTCCTACAAGTTATGAAAGACTAGCGCATGACTTTAAATTCTTAGGGATGGAGTTGCCTAACAATGCTTTAGGATGGATCGCTGCTAAATCAGACTATTGTCGAGGTGCACAGAATATCAGGGAATTTAGTAAAAGAAATGGTATTCGCTATGAAGAAGAAGATGCGATTATCAGAACAGATGTCATAAGTCCTTTATTTGCAGCGATTACTAAAGAAGCCTGGGTAGACTATCCACCATTGAACTGGTATTCAGATGATGTCCAATGCTTAGATATAGAAGCCAATGGATATGAGAACTATGCTTCTTCTAGCTATGTCCACCATGTCGGCAGTCAAACAGTAGGCATGAATCACCAAAAAAATCATCTTGATGCAGAGGAATGGTTAAGGCATAATCGACCAAACTTGCACAAACAATGGTTTAAATGACTATAGAAGATAGACTTCACAACTGGGCTTGGTATGTCACTAGATGGTTACCTGATGGTGCGCCAGAGCATCCTGTCTGCAAAAGTGCAGAAAAGAACTATATCCCTGAGTTGGGTGCGCTATATGAAGAAGATGTAGAGGATAAGTTAGAGCCTGATGTCATAGATGGAGAAAAGGTAGAGCTTGCTATGAAGGAGCTACCACCCCAATTAAAGTCAGTTATCAAAGCAACTTATATCTCTAATGCTTATTGCACTAGCTATTCCATTGCAAACTACCTTAGAATTAACCACAACAGATACCAAACAGACCTAGCTAATGCCAAAAAAAGATTATCAAGCATCCTCTCAAGATTCGACAGGGAAAAGACTTTGTAGCATTTGTAAGGTTAGCAAGCCTAGTGCCACAGGATATTTACAGAAATTTAACAATAATATGAACCAAAGATGGGTTTGTAGAGAGTGCAAAGAAAAAAGTTGTTGTGAAAGTTAAAAAAGTGTGGTAAATTTTCCTTGGGCAATTGCGCCCTGAAGAAATGCAAGTTTTTTCGTTATTTCCCTAAGTGAGACTTTAGCCCTAGAAATAGGGCTTTTTTTTGAGGTTATCCATGAAAGAAAAAGGAATCAATCTAATCATTGGCTTGCTAGGCGAGGATGATGAAGAAGAATATGGTGGTATGGATAGCCTATTAGATGGTTGCCCACTAGCCACACAAGATGCCGATATTAACAAGGGTAATCAAAAGAAAGCCATGATTTTGGCTAAATACCCAAGCACAGAAAAAGGTTTGTGCAAGAATTGTGAATATTGGAATACAGAGATGACAGATTGCGGAGTTCCTGAGAACAAAGGATTCTGTGAGAAATTTGAGTTTGTTTGTGCTTCTAACAAAGGTTGTATGGCTTTTGAGGAGATGGAAAATGAAGATGACTAAGGCTCAGAAGAAAATCGGCAAAGTTATGGGTGAGTATAAAGAAGGCACTTTACACTCAGGCAAAGGTGGGAAAGTGGTTACTAACCCAAAGCAAGCGATTGCTATTGCTATTAGTGAATCTAAGAAGCGCAAAAAGAAATGAATATCAGAGATGCTGCCAAGCTATTTGAGAGGATAGGTGTAGAGGGCTATAACAAGCCTAAGAAAACTCCTAGTCATCCTACAAAAAGCCATGTTGTAGTAGCCAAAGAAGGGGATCAGGTAAAGACTATCCGCTTTGGACAACAGGGAGTATCAGGCAGTCCTGCCAAGAAAGGCGAGACAGAAGCCGACAAAGCTAGAAGAAAGTCATTTAAAGCTCGCCATGCTAAAAATATAGCGAAGGGTAAACTTTCTGCGGCATGGTGGAGCGACAAAATAAAATGGTAGAAAAATCAAAGGTTTACACAAAAAATTGTCCTAATTGTGGTTCTTTACAATCATATGGTCGTAAAGGACATTTAGAAGATGCAATTCGTGGAAATTGGAAATGTAGGTCTTGCAGTAATCATAGTAATAACTTTAAAGGTAAATATAATTCAATACCTTATACTTGGTTTTCTATGAAGAAAAAAAGCGGTATTAGTAGAGGTTATCAATGGGATTTATCCATTGAGGATATTTGGAATATGTATCAAGAGCAAGAAGGTGTTTGTGCTTTATCAGGAATTCCTATTGGCTGGTCTGATAAAGGTCTAACAGCAACTGCTTCAATTGACAGAATAGATAGCTCTGAAGGATATATTATTGAAAATATACAGTTGGTGCATAAGGATATTAATTTTATGAAACAACAATTTGATCAAGAATATTTTATTAATCTTTGTAAAGCAGTGGCGGACAAAGTTAAGTGGTAATGGTAGAAATAAAAGGGTTACAGCTAGTCTGGGACTCTCTTGATGATAAGTATGATTATTTAGAAACCCTGTATCCAATGCTATTAGACTTAGCAGATCAGTTAGATGCAGATAGAATACAATTTTTTGGCGAACTAAAGACTTATCACTAATGGCTCATAGACAACAAATGTTATTTGTAAGCTCTGTAAAAGACAAGTTTCCTAATGCTTTTTCACAGGCAAAAGTCTTAGAAGTCGGTAGCTTAGACATCAATGGCTCAGTCAGACAATTCTTTAAAGACTGCGACTATCTAGGAATAGATGTAGGAGAAGGCAAGGGAGTAGACCTAGTTTGCCAAGGTCAAGAGTTCCAAGGTAAAGCAAATAGTTTCGATACAACCATCTCTTGTGAGTGCTTTGAGCATAACCCATACTGGGTAGCAACTTTTGAGAATATGCACAGAGTAGTCAAAAAAGGTGGTTTAGTAGTCATGTCATGCGCTACAACTGGTAGAGCAGAGCATGGGACAAAAAGAACAAGTCCACAAGATGCACCATTAATTGAGTGGGATTACTACAAAAACCTAACAGAGCAAGACTTTAGAGATAAGTTTGATTTAGGTGCAATGTTCTCAGAATATGAGTTTTCTGAACAACACCAGACTCATGACTTATATTTTTATGGCATAAAGAAGTAAAACTGTTGTATTATTGCAACACTAACCATGACCCAATTGGAGTGGTAAAAAGATATGGAAAACAATAATTTAGAAATTGAGACAAAAGGAAAAGTAGGCGCTCCTTTAGGTAATCAGAATAGTAGGAAGTCAAGACTATTCTATGACCAGTTAAGAAAAGAACTAGCTCAAGAAGATTCAATCAGATTGAGAAAGATTGCTAAGAAGCTAGTAGAGGCTGCTGAAGATGGTGAGCCTTGGGCTGTTAAAGAGATTATGGATCGAGTAGATGGTAAAGCTATTCAAGTCACAGAGATGTCTGGGCTTGATGGTGGAGCAATAGAGACTCTGAACACTATCAATATCAATCTTAAGAAGCCTGAATGACAGAACTGAATATAGATTTACCTGAGAAACTTAGTTTCTTCTTCGAACCCCATAGGTACAAGGTTGCTTATGGTGGTCGAGGCTCTGGTAAGTCTTGGGGTGCAGCTATCTCTTTGTTAGCTTTAGGCGCACAAAAGCCGTTAAGAATACTATGCGCTCGAGAGTTTCAGAACTCTATCAGCGATTCTGTTCATGCTTTGTTAGCAGACCAAATCAGAAAGCTAGGATTAGATGGCTTTTATGAGGTACAGAACACAGCAATTTATGGCAAGAATGGTACAGAGTTCTTGTTTGCAGGTTTAAAGCACAATGTCACAAAGATTAAGTCTTTTGAAGGTGTGGACATTTGTTGGGTAGAAGAAGCACAGACTACTTCTAAGTCTAGTTGGGATGTATTGATTCCTACTATCCGTAAGGATGGCTCAGAGATATGGATTACTTTCAATCCTGAGTTAGATACAGACGAGACTTACAAGCGGTTTGTAGTAGCACCACCAAGCAATGCAAAGACAGTTAAGGTCAATTACTCAGACAATCCTTGGTTTCCTGAAGTCCTAAGAGAGGAGATGGAAGATCTAAAGGCAAGAGATGTTGATGCTTATTTGAATGTCTGGGAAGGCAACACAAGACAGGTTCTAGATGGTGCTGTATATGCTAAAGAGCTAAGAAAAGCTCAAGAAGATAACAGAATTAAAGATGTCCTCATTGATAAGTCTATTCCAGTAAGTACCTTCTGGGACTTGGGTTGGGCTGATATGACATCTATTTGGTTTGTGCAAACAGTATCAGGTGGTGAGGTCAGGGTCATAGACTTCTATCAAGACTGTCAAAAGCCTATAGATTTTTATACTGCTTTATTGCAAACTAAAGGCTATACTTATAGAGACCATTGGCTACCGCATGATGCAGAGCATAAGAATATGACAGGTAGAAGCACTAAAGAGATTATTGAAGGCATGGGATTACCAGTAAGGATTACTCCTAAGTTATCCATTGCTGATGGTATCAATGCTGCTCGTATGCTAATGAACAGGTGCTATTTTGACCAAACAAAGTGTGCAGAAGGATTGCAAGCATTAAGGCATTACAGATATGCTGTTGATCCTGATACTAAGATGTTTAGTGATAAGCCTTTGCATGACCAACACTCTCATGCAGCAGATGCTTTCAGATATGTAGCTGTGGGATTAGATGAAAGACCTAATGACTGGTCAAAACCACTCAAGATTAATACTAATTGGATAACCTAAATGGATCAGCTTAAATTAAAGAACCTACTAGACTCAGAGATTGACAATGCTATTGGCTTTCTTGAGACTGAAACAGTAGATGACAGAAGAAAAGCACTCGACTATTACCTTCGCAGACCTTATGGTAATGAGCAAGAAGGTCGTAGCCAAATTGTTACTGGTGAAGTAGCAGAGGTTATTGATGGTGCATTGCCACAATTAGTGCGAGTATTTACAGCTTCTGATGATATTGTCCGATTTGAGCCTAAAGGTCCAGGAGATGAAGAAGGTGCAAAGCAAGCAACTGAGTATGCTAACTGGGTATTTTACCGAGACAATGAAGGCTTCTTAGTTCTACACAACTGGTTTAAAGATGCTTTATTGCAAAAGACTGGTGTAGTTAAGGCTTACTGGGATACAAAGATTGAGGTCATTAAGGAAGAATATCAAAACCTTACTGATGATGAGCTAGTCCTTTTGATGTCTGATGGCACAAGAGATATTGTTGAGCAAGAGACAGTCGAGAATGATGCAGGCTTAGACCCAATGGGACAGCCTATGATTGTTAGAGCGCACAATGTCAAGGTTGCTAAGAAAAAGACTTCAGGTGGAGTGGTTGTAGAGAATGTGCCACCTGAGGAGTTCCTAATCTCCAAAAGAGCTAAGGATGTCGAGACAGCACCTTTCGTGGCACACCGCAGACTAGTTACTCGATCAGAGTTAGTAGCAATGGGCTTTGACCCTGCAGATATTGCAACAATTCCTACTAATACAGACTTAGAGTTTAGTGCTGAAAGAGTAGCTCGCTATGACCAGTCAGAGACTCCTGATGATGCTTCTATGGATGAGTCTATGGAAGAAGTGGAAGTATTCGAGTGCTATGTTCGCTGTGATATGGATGGCGATGGCATTGCAGAGCTTCGCAGAGTAGTTTATGCAGGCAATGAGATTCTGTTGAATGAAGAAACAGACTATGTTCCATTCCATGCTATTTGTCCTATTCCAGTACCGCACAAGTTCTTTGGTCAATCATTGGCTGACAGAGCGATGGATATTCAATTGCAGAAGTCTACAATTACAAGACAGATGCTAGACAACTTGTACCTAACAAACAATGCTCGCATGGGCGCTGTAGAAGGACAAGTTAATATTGATGACTTATTAACAGTAACTCCTGGTGGTGTAGTAAGGATGAAGAATCCTAATGCTGTTGTACCATTGACAGTTCCCCCAGTAGCAAACCAAGCCTTCCCAATGCTAGAGTATTTGGATGGTGTACAGTCTAAGCGCACAGGTATTAGTGATGCTCAACAAGGGCTAAACCCTGATATTTTACAGAATGTGACAGCAGCAGCTATTGCAGCAACTATGTCATCTGCAAGCGGTAAGATTGAATTGATTGCTCGTATCTTTGCTGAGACAGGTGTTAAGAGCTTGTTCAAGGGTATCTTGCACTTGGTTACTAAATACCAAGACAAGCCTAGAATGATTCGCTTGAGAGGTAAATATGTACCGATTGACCCAAGAAGTTGGTCTAATCAGTATGACTTATCTATCTCTGTAGGATTGGGAACAGGTAACAAGCAAGAACAAATGGCTATGTTGCAGATGGTTCTAGCTAAACAAGAACAGATTATTCAAGGTTATGGTCCTGCTAACCCATTGGTATCAGTAGGTCAGTACCGCAACACTTTAGGTCGATTCATTGAAGCAGCAGGCTTTAAGGATAGCGAAATCTTCTTTAAGGAGATTCCACCAGAGGTAGACCAACAGTTATCTAATCCACCACCGCAACAACAGCAACCTGATCCTGCTGTGATGGTAATGATGCAACAAGCACAAGCTCAGATTGAGATTGAGAAGCAAAAGCTAATGGCTGATATTGAAGCTAAGAGAATGAAGGCAGAAGCTGATATTCAATTAGCTAGAGAAAAAGCTATGGCTGAGTTAGAATTGAAGAAAGCTGAGTTCTTAGCAGAAGCACAATTAAAAGCAGCTAAGATTGGCGCAGACATAACAGGTAATGTGGAGATCCCAGGATAATGGCACTAACTACTCAAGAAATCACAAATCTCTACATTAACCAATTAGGTAGAGAGCCAACTGCTCAAGAGATTGCAGCTAATGCTGATAAAGCAGCAACAGCTTTGGCTACTGAACTTAATCGCTCTGTAGAAGGTCAAAACTTTGACACTCAGTATTTGACTAGCCAATATCGCCAACTGTTCCAAAGAAACCCAGAGCAAGAAGGATACCAGTATTGGTTATCTGAAGTTCAGAATAATCCTGAGCTTTATGGTGAAGCATTAAGAAATATGATTATTGGTGGTGCTAGTTCTATGGATGCTGAGGCTTATGCTAGGTCTGGTAGCGCACCAATGATTCCAGGTGGTTATACAGATTTCATTAGCCCTGACTTAGAAGCTGACCCTTATGGTGGTCGCTATGCAACAACAAGCATTTATGACCTACCTGCAGATGCTGTAAATATTTCTAATTTTTATGGTAATCAAGCACAGTTTGTAGCTCCTGTAACTCAAAGACCTGTTATTACTAATTATGCAGGTGGTGGTAGTGCAGGATGGAATGTTAATACAGGTTTAGATGTCTTATCTGCTCCTGTAGTTCAAGCTGCTGTAGCTAGAGCGCTAGATTCAGGCGCTATGAGTCAAAATGAGTATGAAACAATGCTCACAGATTTAACTCAAGCTACAAGCATGGATGATGTATATACTGCTTTTAACAAGCCAAAAGCTACTGTAGTGATGGATGCTGTATATGGTTTACAGACAGGTCAAGGCAATACACTAGCAGAAGCACAAGCAAGAGCAGCAGATATTCAGCCATTAATTGATGCAATCAACCAAGGCTACTACCCATCAAATATGAATGTTGCAGCAGAAGCGCAGAGACAAGGTGTTGATTATGCCTTTGGTCCAGAGGCTTATACAGGCTACAATACTATGATGGGTCAAGGTGATGTAGTAACTGATGCTAACTTTAACAACAAAGTAAACCAAGTATTACAGAATTTATATGGTAACTTTGGTGGTACTAATAACTTACAAACACCATTAAGCGGTGGCTACTACTCTGAAAGAGGTTTAGAGTCTGGTTATACTCCATTAGGTGTTGCAGGTAATCCAGTATTTAGAAGCGGTGTAGCAGGTTACACACCTAATCTACCGACTCAGTTCCAGTTTGGTATTCCACCAGTTAATGCTGTAGTGCCACAGTTTATTCCTGGTCAATTTACAGCACAATTTGATGCAAATGGTAATTTAATTACAGCACCTACTGCACCAGTAGTAGATACAAGCGGAGCTTAATTGAGTAAATCACAAAGAGCCTCAGGGCTACTAAATGATGACTTCTTTACTAGTGAGATGGAATCTCTAGAAAAGATGAATATGGACTATATTGTTAATAGCAGTTCAGATGATGTTGATGGCAGAGAAAATGCCTACAAACAGATTCAAGCTATTAGAATGATTATGGCTCACTTTGAGTCTTTATCCAAAGAGGATGAGATGAAGAAGCGAGCATGGAAGATTTTGTAGATGACTACAAAACTGCGCCTGACAGTATCAGGAGACAATTTAAGGGGTAAGAATGAGTGATACCATGACACCGCAAGGTAGTGAGTCGCTTACAGTAGAACAAGCTGCAAGCAATCTTTTACAGATGATGAATGATGCAGAGGACTCGCAAGAGCAACCACAAGCTGAAGAACAGCCTGTAGTAGAAGCCCAAGCAGAAGAAGATTATTCTGATGAGTATGATTCTGATGACTCAGAGAGTAATGACGAGGAAGTTCAAGAGACACCAAGGTATCGAGTCAAGGTAGATGGACAAGAGACTGAAGTACAACTTGATGAGCTTATTCGAGGTTACCAAAGAGAAGCTGACTATACAAAAAAGACCCAAACTCTAGCAGAACAGCGCAAAGCTGTAGAAGCAGAGAAAGCTGCTGTAGAGCAGGCAAAACAACTTCGAGATCAATATGCACAGAGATTACAACTGATTGAGCAAACTCTCAGTAAGCAATCTCCTGCAGAAGATTTAGAGGCTTTAAAAGAGGTAGACCCAATCGGGTATGCGGTAAAAGTAGCGGAAAGAAGTGAGCAAGAGAAGAAACTAGCTGTTTTAAGAGCAGAGCAAGCTCGCATTGCACAAATGCAACAAGCGGAGCAAGCCGAGCAGATTAAGAAAGTAGTCGCTTCTGAGGCTGAAAAGCTAACTCAACTTCTCCCTGAATATGCCGACCCACAGAAAGGCGAACAAGTCCGCAAAGACATTCGTACTTATGCTGAAAAAATTGGCTTTTCTTCACAGGAACTAGCCCAAGTCTATGACTCTCGAGCAGTTCTGACTCTGTACAAGGCAATGCAATATGACAAACTAATGGCTAATAAAGGCGAGGTCAATAAGAAAGTTGAACAAGCTCCTAAAATGCTAAAGTCTGGAGTAGGCAGACCCACTACAAGTATTGAGGCAGAAACAACCAAGAAAATGAAACAACAACTTCGCAGCTCTGGTAAGGTATCAGATGCAGCTAAACTCTTTGAAAAATTTTTATAAGGAATAAATTATGACAATCGCAACAGGCTTATATACAGTACACGACACTAGCTCAACTCGTGGTGGTCTTCGTGAAGACTTAACAGACATGATCTACAACATTAGCCCAACAGACACTCCTTTGATGTCTACTTTGGCTAAATCTAAAGCAACTGCTGTTTACCATGAGTGGCAAACTGACAGCTTGGCAGCAGCTACTTCTGCTAATGCTTTAGTTGAAGGTGATGAGGCTTCTATCACTACTTCTGCTCCTACATATCGTATCGGTAACTACACACAGATCGTTGGTAAGACAATCGGTGTTTCAGGTACTTTGGAAGCAGTAGACAAAGCAGGTCGTAAATCAGAAAAGGCTTACCAATTGGCTAAGGCTTCTGCTGAAATCAAGCGCGACATCGAAACAATCTTGTTTGCTAACCAAGGTAAAGCAGCAGGTTCTTCATCTTCAGCTCGTAAGATGGGTTCAATGTTGTCATGGATCAAGACTAACACAAGCAAGGCTTCTGATGGTGCAGATCCAGCAACAGCAGGTACTTCTACTCGTACTGATGGTACAGCTCGTACTTTCACAGAAGATTTGTTGAAAGAAGTAGTTCGTGAGGCTTACACTTCTGGTGGCAATCCTAAAGTAGTTTATGTTTCTCCAATCGGTAAACAAAAGTTCTCTACTTTGTCAGGTATCGCTGCTCAGCGCTTCATGGCTCCTGGTGATGCTCCAACAACAATTATCGGTGCTGCTGATGTTTATATGTCAGACTTCGGTTCATTGAGCATTGTTCCTAACCGCTTTATGCGCACAAGCGAAGCTATCGTTGTAGACCCAGAGTTTGCAGCATTGGCTTACCTTCGCCCATTCCAAACAAATGAATTGGCTCGCACAGGTGACTCAGAGAAGACTCAGATTATTGCTGAATTGACTCTTGAAATGCGCAATGAAGCAGCTCATGGTATCGTTGCTGACTTGAACTTTGCACTCTAATTAAAATAGAGTAGAATCGGGGTGGGGAAACTCACCCCTTTTCTGGAGAATCCAATTGAAAAAGGTACTAAGTTTTGACCCCTTTACTGGGAAAAAGTTAGTTGCTACAGATGATGGCGATGGTGGATTAATTATCCAAAGTAGCCAAGATGTAACAGCCATTCTTGAACAGAACAAGGCTGAATACAATATGAAATCGACTAGTGATCGTTGGGGAGATTTGACCAAAGTTGCTAGTTTGCCCTATCAGATAGTAGACACTCTCAACCAAAAAGGTATTATGAGGGGGTTTGCAGTAGTTAATGAGACTGAGTTCAGGAAGTTCTTAAATGACCCTGAAAACAGATTTTTTAGAACTAGGCCTGGTAGAGTATGAAAAAGACTAAAGTAGCTATTTGTGTTCCCTGTCGAGATGAAGTCATGTCAGGCTTCTGCTTTGACTTGGCTAAGTTAATGAACTATGAGGGTGCTAGAGGAAAGGTCGATATTGAGCTTTTCCAAATGCAAGGTACTCTTATATTTACACAAAGAGAAAGACTAGCAGAAGAAGCTATTAAATGGGGTGCAGAGTTTGTCCTGTGGATTGACTCAGATATGCGCTTCCCTAAGAACAGCTTAGAGATTCTGTTAGACAGAAAACAGTTTATAGTAGGTGTCAATGCGACAACTCGCAGAGAGCCTATAGTACCTACAGCAAAGAGATTAGAGATTGTGGATGGAGATAGTATCTGGCATCCAGTTAATTCTTTAAATGCTCAAGGAATCGAGCAGATTACTGCTGTGGGATTTGGCATGACTATGGTTAAGGCAGATGTCTTTAATAAGACTCCTAGACCTTGGTTCAATGTCTTGTGGAGTGACCATGGAGCAATCATAGGAGAGGACATCCACTTCTGTGTGAAAGCCTTTGATGCAGGTTTCCCCACCTATGTAGACCATGATTTATCTAAAAATATTGGTCATATTGGTACTCGATCATTTGGATGGAAAGATATAGAAAATGGCACTCTCAACATATTCAGACCTAAAGACAACAGTAGCGAACTACCTAGCGAGGAGTGACCTTACTAGCCAAATCCCTGACTTTATCAGGTTGGCAGAGGACAGACTTCGCAGAGAATTGCGCATCAGACAGATGCTCAAGGTAGTAACAGCTAGTACAACAGGCGGTGATTCAACAGTTTCATTGCCTGCTGACTTTTTACAGATTAGAGACTTGCATATTAGTGGAAACCCTGTATTCACTCTTGAATATATGTCTCCATCAATCTTCTTTAGAAATGCAAGAACAGTAGAGTCTGGTGTTCCAGTTTTCTACACAACTTTGGCTAGTGAGTTTCAGTTAGCACCAATCCCTGACACAGCTTATACCTTGAAGATGCTTTACTATGCAAAGCCTGATTACTTATCAGACTCTAATACAAGTAATGTCTTTTTGGCTAATTGTGTAGATGCTTTGTTATATGGTGCTTTAGGTGAAGCCGAGCCATACCTAATGAATGATGCAAGACTCAACACTTGGGGTGCTTTGTATGACAGAGCCATTGGCAATATTAATGCTGCTGATGAAGGTGGAGAATACTCTGGTGTACCTTTAAAAATGACAAATTACTAGGAGCAATAAATGTCAGAATTTTCAAACTATTTAGAAAATGCACTATTAAATGCAATTCTTCGTAATACAAGTTATACAAGTCCTACAACTTGCTATGTAGGCTTATTTAGCTCAGACCCTACAGATGCAGGATCAGGCACAGAATGTACAGGTGGCGCTTATGCTCGTACTGCTGTGACTTTCAATGCTCCTTCAGGCGGTGTATGCACAAGCTCTGCTGATGTTACTTTCAGTCAAGCTACTGATAACTGGGGAACTATCTCTCATATCGGTATTCATGATGCAGTAACTAGCGGTAACTTGCTATTCCACACAGTATTGGCTTCTTCTAAGTCAATCGGAACAGGTGACCAGTTTAAGATTTCAGCAGGCGCTTTAACTTGCACTCTTGATTAATTATGCCAACACCCCTAACTCTAGAACAGCTAGATGTCTATGGGAGTATCGAAAATGTACCTTACTCCTTTGATAATACTTTCTATGAGGGTGGGGTCTGCGGTCCTTGGACACTAGAACAGCTAGACAACTTCGGAAGTCTAGATAGCTTAACAATCCCTTTAGACTCAGAATTATGGGCTACTCTTTGCATTTGGCAAGCAGATGGTCAGATAACTGGTCAGGCAACACTAGAAGCATCATCTGAGAGAACTCTAGGCGGTAATGCCAATATCACAGGCAATGCAGTATTAGATGCTAGTGGTATTAGGTCTGCAATCGGTAATGCTGAAATCAATGGTTCTGCATCAGTACAAGCTCTAGGCGGTATGCTCCGCTTGTTTAGTGCTGATATTAGCGGAACTGCTAACTTAGTCGCTAATGGTTATAGAATTGCCGCAGGTAATGCGGAGATTAATTCTACTGGTAATTTATACAGTACAGCCTATGCCATTAAGTCTACAAGCGCAGATATTACAGGTTCAGCATCATTAACAGGTAGCGGAACTAGAGTAACCCTTGCAGAAGGCTCTATAAATGGCACAGCGAGCTTAGAATCAACTGCCATAAGGCAAGCCCTAGGCAATGCTTTAATCACAGCTACAGGCTCATTAAGTGGCTTGGGTGGCATGGAGTATGCAGGCAATGCTCAGATTAATGGTAGTGCTACAGTAACAGCCAATGGTCGTTTAATAGTTGTAGGCTATGCAGATGTCAGAGCGATAGCTACAGTCAATGCTACTGGATTTAAGTTTGGTCAAGAGTGGAATCCTGAGACTCCTGGCTCTGAGTCATGGACAACTGTAGAGCCTGGTGATACAACTTGGACACTACAAAATGCAGGATCGGATACTTGGACTTCTACTACAGTAGATTCTAATACTTGGACAGAACAAAGCACAGGAAGTAATTTATGGCAATAACAAAAGTAGATTTTACAGAGTGGCTTCCTGACCAACCAGGTGTAACTGGGGTTATGACAGAGGTAAAGAATGTCTACCCATTGGCTACAGGATATGGACCACTTAACTCAGTAGCGGACTATTCTGCTGCTGCATCTGAGAATTTGCAGAATGTCTTTGCAGGTCGATCAGGCTTAACAACTAGTCTATTTGCTGCAGGCGCAACAAAGTTATTTAAGTATGACTCAGGAGATACAAGTTTAGATGATGTCTCTAAGTCAGGTGGTTATACAACTGCAAGCGGTGAAAGATTTAGATTTACTCAATTTGGTAGAGTAGTTTTAGCAGCGAATGGTGCTGAAAAGATACAAGCATGGACACTAGGAAGTTCAACAGCTTTTGCTGATGTCTCTGCTGATGCTCCTGCTTCTCACCATATCACAGTAGTTCGAGACTTTGTGGTCGCAGGCAATACTGCTGCTAACCCTAATAGATTGTATTGGTCTGATATTAATGATGAGACCAATTGGACTTCAGGCGCAACAAGTCAAGCTGACTATCAAGATATTGCTGATGGTGGCGATATTATGAGCATTACAGGTGGTGAATTTGGACTGATCTTGACTGAAAGATCATTAGTTCGCATGAGCTATGTCGGTTCACCATTGTTCTTCCAGTTTGACAATATCGCTAGAGGTATTGGCTGTTTGACAGGAAACTCAGTAGCTCAGTTCGGTAATGTCACTTTCTTCCTATCTGATGATGGCTTTTATAGCTGTGATGGACAAGGTATTAAGACAATCGGTGCTGAAAAAGTAGACAGATTCTTCTTTAATGATGTTAATTTGAACAAGTTAAATGAGATGTCTGCTGCTGTAGACCCTGTTAAAAAGCTAGTAATGTGGAATTACACAGATACTTTTGCTCAGAAAAAGCAGTTAATCTATAACTGGCAGCTAAATAGATGGTCATATTCAGAGCTAGATTCTGACTATATCAATGGTGTTTATACCCCTACTTTGGCTTTAGAAGCTCTAGATGCTTATGGCACTATGGATTCTTTGACAGTTTCATTGGATTCTCGCCAATGGGCAGGTGGTGCATTATTGTTGGCAGGTGTTCGAGATAATAAGATTATTGCCTTTACTGGTGCAAGACAGACCCCATCTTTGATTAGTGGTGACTTGAATATTCCAGGTGCAAGGTCAGTAGTAACTTTAGCTAAACCACTAGTAGACAATGGCTCTGCATCTGTTACAATTGCTTCGAGAGTTAATCTAGATGATTCATTAACTTATGGTACTTTAACTGCTGCAGATGATGAAAACAGAGTAAGTTTAAGGTCAGCAGGTAGATACCATAGGATTAAAGTTGTACCATCTGGAAACTGGACTGCTGCTATGGGTGTAGATATAGACATTAATCCACAGGGTAATAGATGACAACTTTTAGAACCTTACCGCCCTTTGGTGGGAATGAGCGACAAGTAGCTGAAGTCGTTAGAGGTCTAATGGATGGAAAATCTAACAATACTGGCACAGTAACACTAAATACTGGTGGAGCAACTTCTACTATTATTTATGATGAAAGAATTGGTTATGAGTCGGTTATTTTATTTAGCCCTCTGACATCTAATGCAGCTAACTCTGTTATACCTTATGGTTCATTCCATGACACTACAGATCAAACTGCAGCAAGTACAACAACTGCTTATCCTGTAACCTTTAATACAACAAATGATACTGATGGTGTTACTTTGGCAAGCGGTTCTAGAATAACTGCAGGATATTCAGGTTTATACAATTTACAATTTAGTATTCAGTTTACAAATACTGATACACAGATTGGTGATGCAGATGTTTGGTTTAGAAAGAATGGCACAGATATAGATGCTTCTAATAGTCAATTTTCTATTCCAAATAGTCATGGCGGTATAGATGGGCATTTAATTGCATCTTTAAATTTTTATGTTGAATTAGCTAAAAATGAGTATGTAGAAATTATTTGGGCTACAAACAAAACTCAAATATTTATTGAAACAATTGCTGCACAAACAAGTCCTACAAGACCTGTTACTCCTGGAGTAATAGCAACTATTCAGTATGTCTCATCTAATGGTTATTCAACTAATTTCTATAGCGATATGTTTATTAGTTCTCAATCACCAGGAAGCGCAGTAATAACTCATGCTTCCAATACTTTGGCAGATAGAACTTACAGGTATGCAGTTATAGGATGAACCAATATCTAGTCCCTGCTAATGAAATTAGAAACTACTGGACTTTTGTCAGAAGTGGGCTAGAAACTATACTTCAAAAATCTCCAGAGTCTTGGATACCTGAAGATGTCTATGCAGACTGTTTTCATGGTAAGTCAATGCTCTGGGTTTTCTTTGATGCAGGTAAGCCAATAGGCTTTGCAATATTACAGCCTAGAGGTGAGTCACTCCATTGTTGGTGTGGCTATGCTGTTAGTCATGGGTATTTCAAGAAGGCTTTAAGAGTCATTGTTGAAATAGCCAAGAATGGCGGTGCAAAACAATTAACTTTTGATTCATGGAGACCAGGTTGGGAGCGATTTGCTCCTAAATTTGGCTTTAAAGCCCGAACTTGGGTAAAGGAGATATAAATGGCAGGTGGTGGCGGTACACAAGTTTCGAGAACAGAACTCGATCCTACAATGAAACCTTATGTAGCCTATGGTTTATCTGAGGCTCAAAGACTTTATCAGACTCCTAATTTGCCTTCTTATTATCCAGGGCAAACTTATGTTGCACCTTCTGAGCAAACTCAGTCTGCATTGCAAGCTGCACAAGCTAGAGCTACTCAGGGAAATCCCTTAGTTCCTGCTGCACAGCAAACAGCACTAGGCACAGTACAAGGTCAATATCTTGGTGGAAATCCATTCTTCCAAGGTGCTTTCCAAAATGCTGCTACTGCTGCTCAACAGCAATACTTTGATGCTATGAATCAAGTTGCTTCTAATGCAAGCCGAGCAGGTCGCTATGGTTCTGGTGCTATGGGTCAGTTACAAGATCGAGCAACAGGTCAGTTTGCTACAGCTTTGACAAACACAGCAGGTAACTTAGCTTATCAGAACTATGAAGCTGAAAGAGCAAGACAGCAGGCTATGATTGGTGCTGCCCCTCAATTGGCTCAAGCTGATTATGCAGATATTAACCAGTTACTACAGACAGGTCAGGTTGCTGAAGGTTACCAAGAGCAAGCAATGATTGATGCAGTTAATCGCTATAACTTTGCTCAACAAGCTCCATACAGCAAGTTACAGAGCTTCTTGTCTGCTGCTTATGGTGCGCCAACAGGTATGCAAACAACTCAGCCTGTATATAAGAACACTCTAGGCAATGTCGCAGGTGGCGCAATGACTGGTTATGCTTTAGGTGGTCCAGTTGGTGCAGGTATTGGCGCAGGTATTGGATTGTTAGGTTAATCATGAGTGGCATGGATTTAAACAGTCTAATGGCAATGAATAGCACAGCTACAGCTTCTAACTCTAGCGGTGTTCCTAATCCTTTCCAAGCTCCTGTAGTTGATTTAGGCACTCGAAATGTTGATCTAACTCAAGGTGGAGCTGCTGTAGCTCAAGGCACTAGCGCTATGGATATGAGTGCAATTGATAGGCAAAATGCTATGGCTGCCATGATGGGTAAAAATCCTATGGGTATGGGTGCTATGGGTATGCAGATGCTAAATAAACCACAGCAACAAGCACAAGCACCTGGACTAACAAGAGGTAAAGTTATTGATGGCGATATTGTCGGCACTTTACTAGCACCAAAGCAAAAGAAAAAAGAACAATTCTCCTTACTGTGAGGCACTAAATGGCAATATTTGATAATTACTTCCCAGAGCAACCTAGCTATTTGACAGGTTTGCTAGGAGAAGATGAGGCTTTAAAAGCTAGACAACAAGCTCAACAAGCAGGACTATTAAACACAGGTCTTGGTTTATTGATGGCTAGTGGTCCATCTACTCAAAGACAAGGCTTAGGACAGATTCTTGCTCAAGGCATTATGTCAGGTCAGCAAGCCTATCAAGGCGCTTATGACAAGCGAGTTCAAGATGCTCTTACTGCTATGAAAGTAGGAGAGATGAAAACTCAAATGCAAGAGAGACAAGCTCAAAGACAAGCATTAAAAGCTGCTTTGCCTACAGTAACAACTCCTGCTGAATATCAAGTTCCAGAAGGTCAGACAGCATTAGATGACCAAGGTATGCCTACTTATGGCACAACTCAAACAAAGCCTGCATCTACAAGAGTAGGTGCTTTTGATCCTGAGATTTATAAGTCTTATGCTTTAACTTTAGGTGTAAACCCTAAGGATATTGAGTCCACTATTAAATCAATGACTCCTGCTAGAACAAAACTAGGTCAAGGTGATGTCCTTGTAGAAGAAGGCACAGGTAAAGTTATTGCTAGAGGTGAAATGAAGCCTGAGAAAGTAGATACAGGCAATGGCACAGCATTTATTGACCCTACTACTTATAAGATGGTTGGGTTTGTACCAAAAGCTAAAGATGGCAATGCAGCAGCAGATCCATTAAGAACTTCATTCTTAAATCAAGCAAAGCCATATATTGAAATTACTCAAGCATATAGAAAAGTAGATACTGCTCCTGATACAGCAGCAGGCGATATTTCATTAATATTTGGTTATATGAAGATTCTTGATCCAGGTTCTGTTGTTCGAGAAGGTGAATTTGCTACTGCTCAAAATGCTGCAGGTATTCCTGATAGAGTTAAAGCTGCTTATAACAAAGCATTAGAAGGTACTCGCCTTACAAATAATCAGCGCAATGACTTTAAAACAACAGCATATAGCCTTATTAAGAGTCAAGAAGAACAATTTAATCAACTTGGCACTTTCTATACTAATATTGCTACTAAGCAAGGCGCAAATCCTCAAGATGTTATCTATAACCCATTTGAAGGTATTAAAGAAAGAAAATTTGAGGTTAAAGGAAGTCCAGTTCAGACAGTTCCTGGTGCATCAGAAGCATTAGGATTGCCACAAGGTGTAATTGTCCGCAAGAAAGAGAGACCATAATGCCAGTTTATGAGATTGAAATACCTGGTAGAGGATTGTTTGAAGTTGAGTCTCCTAAGGAACTTACAGATCAACAAGCCTACCAAGCTGCATTATCTCAAGCTAGAACAAGTGCAAAAGAACAGGCTACAGCACCTTCAGGCGGTTATTTAAGAGGTGTTAGAGACCCTATTGATGCTTTAGCTCAGGCATTGCCAAGAGTTTTATCTAAGGCTGCTAGTTTTCTTGGTGCGGATGAAACAGCTAAATTTCTTGAAGGTGAAGCCAAGCGAGTTGATGCTTTAAACCTAGCTGTTGAGCAAAAATATCAAGAACAGCGCAAAGCACAAGGTGGAGAAGGTGTTGATGTTGGTAGGATTGCAGGTAATATCATAA